GGATGCTTATGGCTGTCGATAGAAAGCTTACAGTTAGATTAAATGGGGACACAGGAGATGGTGTGATCGTTGATCCTCCTGAAGATGGAGATATTGTCGAGACCCCAGGACTTTTTCTTAAAAGAGGAAAGGTTTTTTCTGTGACGATTGAAAATAAGGGAATTGAACTCGCAACTGGGGTTCTTGCTTTAGCTGAATAATGAATGTTTTAGCATTAGATGTTTCTACAAAAACTGGTTGGGCATATTTCAAAGATGGTGAGTTGGAGGAATATGGATTGCTTTGTGTAAAGCTGGTTGATTTTGATGTGAATAAAAGACCTGAAAAATCTGATAGTTATCCATTTAATATAGTTCAAGCAGCTAATGATATGGCTAATAAGATATTTGATTTATGCAAAGATAAATATCCTGATTTAGTTGTTATTGAAAATACAGTCAGGGGAAAGAATCGCCATACACAAAGATTATTAGAGTTTATTCATAAATCAACATTAGATTTACTTTGGAATGTTTATAAAATTGAATATCTTGACCCCAGCCAGTGGAGGTCTGTATTAAAAATAGTTATGACTAATGAAGATAAGAAAAATAATCGCTTAGTTTCTCAAGGTAAAAAAAGAGGAAGGGTAACTAAAAAACATCTTTCTGTCAGAAAGGTTAATTCTGTTTTTGGACTTTCTTTAAAGATTAAAGATAATGATATTTCAGATGCGATTTGTTTAGGTAAAGCATTTTATGAAAAGAAATTGTAATAAGTGTGATGTGTCTGTAGGTATAAAATGAAGCAAGATTTAAAAATAGAAGATATTGTTTACTGGTGTGGGTTAATACTTGAGTTGGATGGTAAAAATGGGAATAGTTAGTAAGACAGCTTCATTTATCAATGGTGAACTAGATAGAAGAATAGACGGTATTCAAAAAAGCACATCATTTATTTCAGAACCACTAAGTAAAGCAATTAAAGAGGACGGATACGGTCGTAAGGGGATGATCTTTGATCCTTTTACTGATATGGGGTATTCAGGTGGTCTTTTTAGGCCCAAGGGTGCTGGATCTGGATTCCTTTCAAACTTTATTCTGAAACTAGTGTCTAGAAGAGATCCTATTGTTTCAACAATTTTACATATCAGATCTAATCAGGTTTCAACTTTCTGTAGAAGACAAACAAACCGTTTTGACACTGGCTTTGAAATTAAATGCCAAGATGCAACAGATGACATTGATGAAGATGAAATAAAAGAAATAGAAGAGTTCCTTTTAAACTGTGGAAATAACGAAGAGAGATCTGCTGAGGATCAAATGACCTTCGATCAATGGGGGTACATGATTACTCATGATATGCTCACTTATGGTCATTCAACTATTGAGATGATTAGATCAAGAGATGGTGGTCTTCATAGTTTCTTACCTCTTCCTGCTGAAACAATTTATTATGCAAACAAAGCCCTTCTGGGTGAAGATTCAATCGGAAATATGATTGATACCTATCGTGATGTTTACCAAAACATGCACGGTCAAAAGCATGTTCTTGATGATGAGACAATGAGAAATGAAGAATATGATTACCTTCAAGTTATTAATGGAAAGGTTGTTGAGGGATTCACTAGGGATGAGCTTGTATTTGCGAAAGTTTACGAGCTAAGTGAAATTGACCTTAATGGTTATGCTATTGGTCCTCTTGAGAGATCTATCTCAATGGTCACGGCTCACCTTCAAATTGAAAATCATCAGAAAATGTTCTTCACACATGGTATGGCATCTAAAGGTCTCCTTGTTATTCAAGGGGATGTGACACCGAATCAATTAAGAACCCTTCAAGCTCAATGGACGAATCAGGTAACTGGTCCCTCAAGTGCTTGGAGAACTCCTATCCTTGCTGGTATTGATGGAGTTCAGTGGCAAACATTAACAGGCACAAATAGGGATATGGAATATGCAGCGTATCAAGATCACGTCATCAGAACACTCCACTCAAGCTTCGCAATCGACCCGGAAGAGACTGGTTTTGGTTATCTCTCGAAAGGTGTCTCCCAGAAGAGTCTTGGAGAAAGTAATAATGAGTGGAAGATCACTGCCTCCAGAGATCGTGGCCTTCGTCCTCTTTTATCTAGGGTTGAAAGTCTTATAAATGAAGACATCCTTCCAAAGTGGAACAAAGATTTATCTGAAAAGTATAAGTTTTGTTTTGTTGGATTGGATGCTGAGAATAGACAAGAGGAGATTGACAGACTTCAGGCTGAAGTTCAGCTCCACACAACACTAGATGAGGCTAGAGAACAAGCAGATCTTGATCCAATGAAAATTGGTGGTGGTTTGATTATGAATCCACTTCTAGTTACAACTCTCCAATCAAATATCTATAAAGGTGTTTTCATGGAGAAGTTCCTTGGTGTTGAGGGGGCTTCTGAAAGACCCGATCTCCAATACATTCCAGATCCGTTCTGGTTCCAGTGGCAAGAGTTCCAGATGCAAATGATGCAACAACAGTCTATGGCTGAGGTTGGAATGTCTCCAGATGGTCAACCTATTGGTGGAGGAGAAGGCGGTGGAGGAAACTCTGGCGGTGAAAATAAATCCAATAGCAAAGATGATAAGGCTAAAGAAAAGGTTGAACAAGATAAACAAGCTGAAATGCAAGCCCAACAACAAGCAATGGCTGAAGCACAGATGGCAGCAGTTGATAAATTTATTTCAGCCAATCCAGATTTATTCAAATCAATGAAAGACAATCTTGCAAAGTCTGAATACATAGATGAGCACACAACCAAGCTTCAAAACTCTTTAGTTAAAGACTTTGAGAAGGCTAGTGAAAAGTTAATGAGAGATATTTTTGAGGTTGTAAAAGAAGACCTTGAAGGTAGAGATGAGTCCTCACCTGATATGAAGGTAATGTCTAAAACAGATTTCGTAAGTGAAGAAAGCGTTGGTGATTTTCTTACAGATGTAGCTGGAGAAGAACTATCTTCTGCTAAAAAGAAAAAGAAGAAGAAAAAGAAAGCTGCTATAGATGGCTCTAAAAAGAAAGACTCTTAAGAAAATAACCGTTTTGACTAGACGCTTCACAGCTTATATGAAGTACATGTCAATAGGTCCACATGCTCTTACAAAACGTGAGCTAAAAGATTTAGTTCGTTCTGGACAAATCACTTCTACTAAAGCACCAAAAACAGCAATTTCACAAGTGTATAATAAAACACATGGAGACCTTTCAGAATTATCTGCTCCCAAGACTCACCGAGAGGGTTCAATTGATTTCTTGGAAAGAATGTTTGAGCGATATGCTGATAAGGCTGGTCAACAACTTGAGACTGACATCTTGGGAGAAATTGAATCCCAGGTCATGCCCTTTGTGGATCGTCAGGAAGGTAAACATATATATGACCTTCTCAGAGATAAAGACATTCATAAAAAATATCTGGGTAGAGCACTCAAGGATAGGGTGGAGAATTGGCAAAACAGATGGAAATTAATTGTCAATACAGAATTAGCAAGAGCGTCAAATTTTGGAGCTGTTGATGCAATTTTTGAAAACAATAAAGATAAATCTCCAGACGAAGTTTATGTTTATAAAACGGGGCCGCATGATGGGGCTACTTGTAAATATTGTTACAGATTTTGGTTTATGCCTGATAGAGCGACTCCCCGTGTCTATACGATGGCAGAACTTATTGCAAATGGATCTAATGTTGGAAGAAAACAAGCTGACTGGCAACCTACCATTGACCTCACTCACCCAAACGGAAGACACCTTCTTGTTGAAATCAGACCAGGGTTCGGTTTCGACAATAATGGCGGTCTACAATATATAAGCAAGGATCATGATGAGCATAGAAAACAAAGAGGTTACTAGAAATGTTAAATCAGCTAGAGGTTCATCAAAGCGAGGAGGAAGGGCCAAGGGTTCAGTGTCCGATTTGCGAAGAGATAGTGATTCCGATACAAACAATTCTCCAGGACTACGAGTGTCCAATGTGCAATCAAGTAGTGGAAGCGGAGACGCTGACGAACTACGAGATAGCAGTGAGAAAGTGGAACAACGATCAGATTCATTAACTGGTATTGAAAGAACTATTGCTAAGATCAATGCTTATAGATCTTTGCTTAATAAAAAAATAGTTTTAAAAGGTGTTCCCAAAGATCTCCACAATGAAATCATCATTGAGTTTAAGTCCTGGGTAGAGGGTCAGGTATTAACTTTATTAGGTAGTGGGCCGGATGTAAAATCTAACCCTGAAAATCTTTTTACTACTAATGAAATCAATACTCTTAAGGTTCTCGCTGCTCAGGTTCAGAATAAAATAAACCCACAACAAATACAGCAAACACCGCCAGTTCAGCAAACAAACTATTCTCAACCAAATAAAAATGCACCACCGCTTAATCCTAATAACCCTCAGAATCCAAACAATTTAACTGAGTCTGTGAATATGCAGCAATATAACCAAGATCAAATGAAGATCCTTCATGACATGAGAAAACTTGAAGATATGGATAGAAATGGACCGCAATACTAATGTCAAATAACAGGATGCAACAGTTAAGAAATCAAGACAAAAAACTTAAGAAGTTAAATGTCGAATCTGAGATCAGAGATCTTGCCGCTCTTCAAATTGGTTTAGCTAAAAGGATCTTTGATCTTGAGAAGGAGATGAGACAAGCCTCAGCAATGGCTATCGCTATTTCAAAGGCTGCTGATTATAGGTGTCTTGCTATCATGGAAGTTCTTGAAGATCAAGGTGTGCCCAAAGAGACCTTTATTGAAAAAGCTAACAAAGTTATGACTAAAGATTTTTGGAATCAAAGTGACATTGAGGATAGAAATAAAGGTCTTATTGCAGTAGATGCCCCAGCAGAAAAAAGTCATCATGCTATTTTTAATTGTAAGTTTTTTAAAGGAAAGAATATGGAAGAGCTTCCAGATGATGAGCTTCCTATTAGTAAAATAGAACTTGGAAAAGGTGAACTTTTTCCTGAGATAGATGATGCAATTGTAGGAATGAGACCAGGTGAAATAAAAACATTTGATGTTTGCCTACAAGGAAAAACTGATCAAGCAACCGTTACTTTATTTGGCTTGAGAAAAATAGAGGAGGATGCTGTTGGCAAGAAAAAAAGCGAAGTCGATAACGGAAACACGGAAATTAGCTAAAAAGTTTTTTGAACAAGCTGGTAAAAACTTTGAAGTAGCTCCGTATAATGTCACATCAAGCCAGTTCTGGTCTTTAGCTGATGGTCCACTTACAGAGTGGGAGATCCGAAGAACTGGAGGTCTTTCTAATCTGAGAGATGAGTTCTTTAAATCGTCTGTTGAATGTATTAAAGATCCTGAATGGAGACCAACTCCTGTCATTGAGAAAAGACGTAAAGGTGCTCCTAAATTAGCTCCTGAAAAACTCCGTAACTTTGATGTTTATGGGGATTCCATGCAAGACCTGTATAAAAGATGCGGTCTTAAAAAGAATGACATCCTTAAATATATAGTGATGCCTGATACTCATGTGCCTGAACATGATCAAGTTGCTGTTAATGCTTTCTGTGATTTTTTAAAGTTCTATAAACCAAATGCAATGTCTATCATTGGAGACTTCATGGAGATGGGGTCTGTCAGTCATTGGGGTGCAAGAGATTGTAAACCAAGAAGACTTGTTCCTGAGTTTGAAATGGGTCGTAAAATCCTTGACCAGGTATCTGAATCTGCTGGTGAGCAGTGTAAAGATAAAAAGTTTTTTATTGGTAATCATGAAGACTGGTTACAACAATACTTAAACATGAGAATACCAGAGGTTGCTGATGGGCTTGAAAGGCTTGGGCAGCGTTTGGATGTTGAATCTCTTCTCGGCATTAAAAACTTTGGTTTTGATATTGTTCCTCTCAATGCAATCTTAGAAATAGGCGATGCTCATTTCATTCATGGTTACTACACAGGTAAGAGCCATGCTGCGAAACATTTAGAAGTATTTGGGGTCAATGTTTACTATGGACACCTTCATGATGTTCAAAGTTACTCAGCGGTTTCTGTGAAAGGCTTACATGAAGCTGCTTCACTTGGATGTTTAAGATCTCTTAATGCTCCATTCTTAAAAGGCAAGCCTAATAACTGGAGTCATGCTTTTGGTATATTTGAATTTCAGTATGATGGAAGTTACACTCGCTATATACCGATCATTGTCGATGGTAAGTTTTCATATAATGGTAAGCTGTTTGATGGGAATTGATCATGCGGCTTTGTTCTATTCCGGGGTGTGGTAAAAAACATCATGGAAAAGGTTTGTGTTTGTATCATTATGGTAAAGAATGGTATAAAAATAATCGTGAAGAAAAATTAAAAAAGAATAGAGAATGGAAGAAAAGATATCCTGAAAAAGTAAAAAAAATTAATATAATATATTTTAAAAATATATCAAATAGGTTTGATCAGGCTAAAAGACTTACTAAAAATAAAAAATGTGATTGGAATTTATGCCTTGAAGTCTTTGAAGGATTAATAAATATAGGGTGTTATTATTGTGAAGGCTATTTTGGATGTTTAAAGGAAGAAACAGGAATAGGATTAGATAGAAGAGATAATTCCATAAGAGATTATAATATAAAAAAATGTTCTTCCATGTTGTGGAACTTGTAATAAACTTCGTGGAAACTGGTTAACTATTGAAGAAACAAAAGCTGCGGTATTAGCTGTAATAAATTTAAGAAAAAATCAAACCAAATCTTCTTGACCTAACATTTCATCTTTACAATTGAGGTAAAGGTGGATTGATCTTTGAACGACCCAAATCATGTAGCCAGCAATCATAGAAAAACGATTGCTGACAATCGTATTCTCCGTCGCCAAAACAAACGCCTGAGAAAAGAGCTTCAAAAGTTGAAGCGAATGGTTAACGAGATGGCACACCTGGAAGAGTTCCAGGATTTTATTGCTAATCGTGACCCAGAGCATCCTCTTCCAAACACTCCTAAATGTCCTGAATGTAATAGCGGAGTAAAAGAGATGGACTTGGGGATGTGTTTATACCATATCTGTGAAGAATGTAATTGGCGTGAAAGAAAACAACTTAGAACCGAAGATGGCTGAACGTGTCAGAGAACTAGAACAAGAACTAGAGGATCTAAAGACTAATATCGTCATTTTGAAGCAGAGTGGTATAATAGTAAGTATAGTTGAATACCGAAAAATCCGACAAGAGATCTCCTTCCTGCATACAGAAATCCAAAGGTGTATTATATATGGACAAAAGATGTCCCAGAGGGCTGAAGTGCTACCCCAGCTCACCATGTATCCAGGGCAAGCAGTCAATAGATGCAATGCGAAAAGGACAAAAACCCATCTGTCCTTGGTTCATAAATAGTGCTGAATCAAATTATTGTTGGTTTAAATACATGAGAGATGATGGAAGAGAAGTTCCATCTCACCGAGTAGCTAGGCTTTTGATGATTGATGATGCTGAAGTGAAGAGAGTTATCCAATCATTTAGAAGAAAAGCTGCTGCTTTATTTAAAATAAGTGATCCAAGTGAACTTATTTAATAGCCTACCGTTCTGATCTACGCTTTTTAGTACACCATTCAAAACATGGGGCAACTGTCTAAATCCACGATAATTGAAGGAATTGCTTCCACGGAGAATAGGGATTCACAAGGCGAATCTCTTGATCTTTCTGGAGCCGATATATCCACACTCTTAGATGGGCGTGGTTTTGTTAATTCCGATCATAGTGGAAGATTTGAACATCTTGTTGGACGGGTTGTTGAGGCTAAGAAAATCTATTGCCATGAAGACTGTGAATCAGTCAGTCAATCAAAATACTGGAATGAAACAAGGAAACCCTTTTTATGGACAAAGCTAGAACTTTGGGATGGTCATGGACACCCAGAGGCAGACGCTATCAGCTCCATCTATAAATTTTATAATGATAAAAATGAAGAGGCTCCTATCAAGCTCAGTGTTGAAGGAAAAACTCTTGAAAGAGGTCCAGGCGGATCTCTAAAAAGGACGATGATTAAAGGTGTCGCTCTTACTGTACATCCTGCTAATAAAACAACAAAGACAGATGTTGTTAGCATTGTAAAAAGTATGGGAGCACCAATGAGTTTAATAAAAAGTGATACAGATATTGTTCCACTTTTTATTGAAAGTGGGCCACATGGCCCAATTGATAGGATCTTTGATCTCGCTATTGCGGCTAGGGAACTCATTAAGAGTGCCAAGTCTAGTAGGGAGAGAGAAGTGATTTCTAACAGATTGCTGAAATGTCAAACGGCACTTCAGTATTTTAAAGAACTGAAAGCAATAGCTTAAGTTGGAGGGAATAAGATGCCTTTAGCAAATAATCAAAGAGAACAGCTTGCTAAGCGACTTAAAGCCGACATTGAACTTAGAGAACCAGATTTCATTGTAACACCTGAAACTGCCTCAACTGGGGAACCAATCCTCAAGATTGAAGACAGTGGTGGAACAATTGCATTTGCTGCGATCTCTAAGCGAGAGTTTGCTGGATTTAACGTAGTAGCTGAACTTAGTTCAAGTGCTGCTGAGGGTCTTCCAGAACATATTACTTGGCTTGCAGTGGACAGTGGGGAATCCCAACTGGTCACTTCAAGACTAATCGTTGCCGTAAGAGACATCGGAACAAGTTCATTGAAACTTGCTTTTGAAGCCTCTGTCGATAACACAGATGTTCTTGATGACGCAAAAGTAGTAGCAGAACTTCCAAACAACGCAAGAGCGGGAGCTTCCGGTCAGTAATAGACCTAGTAAGGAGATTAAAATGGACGAAAATGACATTCAAGAAAATGTTCCTTCGACAGAAGATCTTTACAAGGCAATCGCTGATGTACTGGATGAAGCACTCGTTGAGTACGACGAACTTGTGAAGATGGAAGGTCAAGGAATCGACTACGCTCAGGCGATAGACGATAAAAAAGGTGATGGACCTAAAGCTAGTGGACCTGATGGTTCAACTGGTGAGGGAACTGGAGCTGCTGATAATAGCGGTGCTGGTGCCATGACTAAAGAAGATGACAAAGACAAAGACAAAAAAGACAAAGATAAAGACGACGATGACGATGATGATGATGAGAAAATGTTAGCAACTTATAAATCCCTTTGTGAAAAAATGGAAGCAAGAGGATTGATGAGAAAACAGGAAATCATTAAGTCTGAAACGGCAACTGAATCTAAGTCTAATATTAATGTTGTTGACAACACTGGGGAGATCAAATCTCTTCGTAAGTCAACTGATGATAAACTTGAGACACTTACAAAAGCGATCAAAGCAGTTAGTGAGTCAGTAAAGAAAATTGCTGCTCAACCTGTTTCGCCTCGAAAAGGTCTTGCTGGCTACAAGCCACTTAAGAAAAATGAATCAGATGGAGATTCTGCACCTAAGCTTCAAAAGAGCGAAATTGTAGATAAACTTCTTGATCTCAGAAAATCTGGAGACGAAAGAGTTAACTCTCTTTTAATCAACAGAGTTGAGACTAATAGGTTGATGCCTTCTGACATTGAAACGATCAAAAGTGTGATTGGTGAATAACCAGTCTAGCTTGTATTGGAGGATAAATCATGTTTGATGATCTATTTAATGTAGAAACTGGAGCTAGTGCTAGTGCAGCTATGGACGCTGAGCAAGCTGAAGAACTCTTAAAGACTCTTCAGGTTGGGCATGGCTATCTTGGTTCTCCTACAAGTCTGGTCGGCGGTGGTGCTCTAGGTGTAGAGAGTATTGATGGAACACTTAAAAGTGTTACATACGATGCTACTAACTTAGTGTTCTGGCCAAGTATCGGACAAGACCGAGCATACGGACTGGTTGAACAGTACGTAAGAATCAACAGCTATGGAGACGGTGGAGCACCGTATATTCCTGAGTCTGGTTCTCCTGTTATGAATGACTCTGAGTACAACAGACATGCACAGAAGGTAGTGTTTTTATCTACCAGACGTGGAGTGTCTCTCGCAAGTACTCTTGTTAAGCAAAACTTTGGTGGTGACATCGAAGGACGGGAAACAAACTCTGGAACTCTATGGATGTTAGAGAGGCTCGAAAGAGAACTATATAAGGGTAATGCTGACTTCTCCCGAAACGGAGTATTCGATGGCTCAATTGGAGCTATTCCTATTAAACAGCAAAACTTAAACTTAATGG